AAAATTCTTAGCAAGGTTAGATCAAGTTCCTGATCCTACTAACAAAAGAGTTCAACTTACGTTACCTAGGATCTCTTTTGAGATCAATGGTCTTGAATACGATTCAAGTAGAAAGGTTTCTCCAACACAAAAAATTAAAATAGCAAGCACTGCTGATAAAAACAAATCAATGTTTATGCCAGTGCCATACAATCTGTCATTTGAAATGGGTATCATTTCTAAAAATCAGGATGATGGATTACAAATTATTGAACAGATCTTACCATATTTTCAACCTCATTATAATTTGTCAGTTAAATTAGTTCCTACGATGAATGAAACTAGGGACGTTCCTATTGTTTTGACTAATGTAGAATACGAAGATATTTACGAAGGTGAATTTGCAGTAAGGAGAGCAATTACATATACTCTTCAGTTTACAATGAAGACATACTTATACGGTCCTGTCAGAGACGAGAAAGTTATCAAGAAGGTTATCACAGACATGTATACAAGTACAAATACTACATCTGCACCAAGAGAAGTTCGTTATACTATTCAACCAGATCCTCTTACTGCTGATGCTGATGATGATTTTGGATTTGGTATTGTAGATCAAGACTTCACAGATAACAAAAAACGTAATCCTGTTTCTGGAACGGATCAAGATATATGATAAGAATTTTTGTTATATTAACTTTGGTATGGGGAGTTCTAATAGGATTACCAAAATTTGCCAGTGCAAATCATTTACCAGTAATGTATGTTCAAGTGCCTCAGTGGGCAGATGATTGGGCAGTATGTGCAGTGGATGTGCCTGACGCTAAGTGTCATTGGTATGTCATGTCTCCTGACAATACTTTTGGTGAAGGTTTTGATTGGGAAGAAGCACCTTGGTTTGATGCTAATGGGCTAAATGATATTGCACCCATGCAAGCAAAAACAGTTGTAGAGAGGTTACAGGAACGATGACAAATCCATTTGACGGGTTAGATGAAGAATTTGGTGTAGAGAAATCTGCATTACAAAAACATGTTGAAAAAGTAAAACCTGCAATTAAAAAATCTGATGATGAAGACGTTAAATCTGACTATGAGGTTTCTCGTGCTGCATTACATAGTCTTGTGATGAAAGGTCAACAGGCAGTTGATGGCATTCTAGATGTTGCAGAAGCATCTGATCATCCTCGTGCATATGAAGTAGCAGGTCAACTTATTAAGAACGTTGCAGATACTGCTGACAAGTTAATTGATCTTCAGAAAAAAATGAAAGATCTTGATGCAGAAGATAAAAAGAATACACCATCTACAGTTAATAATACCATGTTTATTGGTAGCACTGCAGAGTTACAAAAGATGTTAAAGAAACAAAAAGAGATAAATAATACCGACACGAAATAACGAGACACGACATGTCAGTTCTAAATGTACTAAGCACTAATACAGTTGCAGCAGGTGCAACTGAATATCAAGTTATCCAAACAGGATATTACAGAGTTGGATCTACTGCAGGTGCAGCAACTGTATCACTTAATGGTGGTCCTGCAATCACACT